GATGCATCGAGAATTTCTTTAGCGGCCTCTGACAGATTTAATTTTCCCATTTTTGAAAAGCTCCTTATTTCCTATATTGTATATTTATAATTAGAGTTTTTTTATGAAGTTTTCGAAAATGCGTAGACTTACTTCTTCTATTTCATTCTTTGTTGCTTTACGTATTTCTCGTACTGCCTGAGAATGATCTAATTCAGTCCATACACCATTTACTAACATCCATTCTTTTCCTTCCATGATACCTTGTACAAAAGCACCAGGTGCAGAAGGATCTGCTACAATGTCTGCCGCTGTGGCCAAATGAAAATCGTCTTGTACAATGTTAACGCCATTAACATTCTTTAACGATCCCATACCTCTTGAAGATACTCCCAACTGAGCACCACCTTCAATAAGACTCCTAGCAATGTTACCCATTGGTGTTTCAAGAATTTTTGCTTTACCTACCCAATGTTTACCATTTTCTTTTAAACCTACGATCATGTGTGATACACGATCTAAATTGATTGTTGGTGTTTCAGGATGACCTAATTCACCAAACGCACGATTCTTTTTGATATATTCTTCTGTGTATCTATCAACTTCTTTTTTCATCGTATCATGTTTATACATACGATTGTTTTTATTCTTAGTCTCTGAAACTAAGAATGGACCAGAAATATATAATGTCTTTTTACCATCTGATTCTTCAATCAGATAGTCTACTTTTTCTACAACTTCTTTAATTAGTTTCATGGTTTAACTGCGTAATCGCCGTAGTTAAATGCAGCAGGATCTTTTGTCCAACCAGCATCAAAATATGATGTATTTTTATGGAATTCAAGAATTATTGTATATGCAGCATTTGCTGTTGTTCCAACTGTTTGAATTGTAACATTACCTGTTGGATTAATCGCGTTGTTCCATATAACAGGTAAATTATCATTTGGATTAGTATCTCCTGCACCAACGCCAAGAGCAAAAATTGTTTTGTCGTTTGCAGAAGTATTTCCTTGCCATTTTAATTGTAGATGACCAACCTCAGCATCAACATTATATACTACTCGTTTTAATGCTAATGCATTTGCACCAAAACCACTTGAAACTGTATTACCTGATTGATACAGTTGATTGTTCGCATTTAATATACCATTTAATGTTCTTGGATCTAAAAAAACAGTTTGAACTTCATCGCCTCCGGCGGAATCAAAAATACCTACGCGCTTTACAACAACCCGTTTTGATGTATCTATTAAAATTTGCGTACTGTTTGAAGTTGCCATTTTTTATCCTGTTTTTTTTATTCTTCTTGACTACGAACTAAATTTCTTGCAATCTCTTGCTTTTTTGCCTCAATGTGCGCAGTTACTCTATCGTGAATTGCTGAATATAATGCGTTTCTAAATTCAACACCATTATCTTCATGAGCAAAGTCAATAATTTGTCTAGTATCATCCATAATAATCTCCTATTTTAATATTTATAAAGAATTTATTGTTGAGTTTCTTGATCAGTATTAACTTGATTTAATGGCATATTATTCATATTTGGTCCAATTCCCAACTCTTTTTCTTCATCCATTTCTTTTTGCATTTCTTTAATTTCATCATCAGTTAATCGAAGAACATTTCTTTGAATCCACGCTTTTGAGAAATATGTACCTGTATATGCATCAACATTAGATAACAGTGAAAGTCTATCTCGCATTAACTCTGCATCTTTTAATTCAGTAAAATTATTATCTTTAATGAAATCAAAATATATGTTTTCTTTGAAATCTGTCCATTCGTCGTCTGTGCATATTCCTTTCAATACGCATTGTACGCGCAATGCTTGATCAAATAAATCAGAAAATTTATTTCTCATTCGATCAACAAACTTAGAAAATTTCAATTCATCTCTTGTAATTTCAGATACACGACCCAGTGAAAAACCTGAACTGTTTGGATCTAATCTTGAAACTGGTACACATAATGATTTGTATAATTTCTTTTCGAAATATTTAACATCTTCAAGTTCACCTAGATTTTGTCCACCAGGTAATGTACTAATTTCTGTACCTTTACCACCTTCTCTACGTGGTAACCAAAAATCTTCCATCATTGATAAAAACTTTCTATCATCACGAACTTCACCAGTATTAGCATCATAAACAAGTTTATTTTTATACTTAACCATAATATCACGGAGATATTGTTCAGCTTTCAACTTTGGTAAATTGCCAACGTCAATATAGAAAATTCTTCTTTCTGGTGCTCTTGAAATACGATAGATAACAGTCGCATCTTCAATCATTCGTAACTGATTTAATGGTTTAATTGCTTTATGAAGATACGACAAAACAACTGCTCTGCGTGAGTCCATTAATCCTGAAACTACAGAGATAATAGAATCTGCTGTAATACGAACACCCATAGGACCAAAATTAGAAGAAGAACCCGTAACAACTTTATCATTAAAAACATAATACTCATTAATAACATTCATTACATCAACACCAGTTCTTTCATCTTTTTTCTTTTTGATTTCTCTTACTTTACGCAATTTTCTTGGATCAATATATCGAAGTTCTTTAATTCCTTGCGTAGGATTTTCTTTATCTAAAATAATGTGGAAGTAAAGTCTACCATCAACATAGTAGCGTCTAAAGATATCACCCGCCATGTAATTATAATTAAGCAATTTTAGAATATTATCAAACTCAGCTTTAATAGCATTCTTAATTTTTTCTGGCTGTTTGAGATTATCTAAAATTATCTTGATTGTTTTACCGTCATCATCTTGACAGATCGCTTCATTAACAATATCATCAATCGCAGACTCAATTTCAGGCTGCATTGCCATTTCACGATATCTTGAAATTAATTCAACTTCGTTTTTTGCTGTACCATCGAGGTCGACATAAGTTCCATAATAAGCGGCAGACGTAATATTAAGAGCACCATCGTCTGCCGCAGGAGGAACAAAAGACTGCTGAACTGCTTGATCAGCATCATTTTTCTCTCTAGATATAGTAAATCCAAAAAGCGTAAATTTATTTGACATAATAATAAATCCTAATCACTTAACGTATTAATTATAGAATATTTTTCTATTTTTTTTTTTTAAAAAAAAAATATAATATTTAACCGACACTTCCATCTGTTGAAGGAAATGATTCCCACCACTGATATGAAAATGTTACACTATATTCTTCAATTGTGTCTTGACTTCCCCAATCTAAATCAATAGGTGCAACATCAATCGGAAACATACCTCTAAATTTATATCTTTTTAATGCATTTCCTGTTTTACCATATTGCACAATTTCTGCATCGGATGTATAATTTACTGGTGAAAGAGCAGTTTGTGATCTCAAGTTACCAACATGAGAATTTATATTGTTCATCCAACGTTCTAAATAATTTCTGATTACAAAATTTTCATCATTAATAACTTGAATTGACCAATTTGCAAAAGTTCTATTTCCTGCAAATTTAACTTCTCTTCCAAAATAGTAAACAGGAATAGAACCAATTGATGAACCTGGTAATTGTGATGCCTTTATCATAAATCTACCAACTGAACCAATGTCGGCTGATCCACCAACACTTGGTGGAAAAAGTAGATTTACCTCGAATAAATTAGGTCTGGCACCGTCCTGTACCATGTTTGCCCTAAATGCGTTTACGTTAAATGCCATTTTTTTCTCCTATCTTATTTTTATTTATTAGAGATTAAAAAGTTCCAGCAATTTCGTTAAAACTAACTCCAGTTCTAACTGCTACGAAATTTAACTGAATAAAATTAATTGAACGGGCTGGCTTAACGTAAATATCACCAATAAAACTGTTTGAATCTATAACTTCAGGTGTATTATTTGTATCATCACAAACAACTCTAAAGTCATAAATTCCTCTTCTGCCTTGAATATCACGTAAAAATGGTGATACTAAAGCCACAAATTGCGCACGGGTAAACTCATCATTAAATTCAAATAATGAGTATTTAGATGCTTCTGCAATTGTTTTTTCTAAAATAATAAAAAGTCTGCGAACATTAATTCTATCAAATGCTGATGGTTTTACAGTAAATGTTTTATCTCCATAAAGAACAGTACCTTGTCCTGGAAATGTTACAACAGGATTAACTCCTAAAGGATAAATTGAATCTCTTTCCGTTTTTCCTGGATTCCATGCTAATTTAATACAATTTTTTATGTTACCTCTATTAAAACCCGCAGGTGAGTACCATGGATCCGCTTGTGTATCTGTATAAACACACAGGCCTGCAATGTCACCATTTAAAGGAATCCAACGGTATGTGTTGTTATATTTGTCAAACATGTATTTCCATCCTGAATCTGCAACTACATAGTTTGATGGACTTGATAGAGATGCATATATACTATTTGCCCAATTGCCGATATTTGTTACCGCAGCAGATGCAGTTTTGTTTACAACATTTGAAGAGGGTGGAGAAATAAATGCAATACAATCTTTTCTTGCTATTGCAAGATTTCCAGCATATGCTTGGATTGTTGGACTAGCATCTCCTGTTAAAATTAGAGATATACTAACTTCATCAGGATTTTTAAATAAATCGTAGGAATTTTGCAAATCTGCATTTGATGGTTGAGCATCTGTACCACCAAGAAGTTGGAAGTTTGCAAAACTGGTGCTTGCAACTAATCCTTTATATAATTGAGTATAATTGACACCACTGGAAAGAGGTGTTCCCCATTTACTTGTACTTAGTGAACCGCTTGCTGTATTAGAATAATCTGGTGAATCGATCACATAGATATAATTTGAATTGTTAAAAATGTAATTTTTATAGTAATTTGAATTTCCTAATGTATCTTTTGCATCACTTGCTTTTGAGAGATATGGAAACACTTCAAGAACTTGGTTTTTAACACCAGTAAATAAGCCTTGACCATCTAAAACAATAACGTGAATTTCGTCGTTTGTTGCGCCAGCAAGACTTGCTTGTGTTGATGTTCCTGGATTTCCAGGAAAATAAGAACTAACACTCACACCATTAACTGTCCAAGATGATACATTAGTTGTATTTGAACCACTTGCTGCTGAATCTAAAATACCGATGACTAGTGAATTTCCTAATGCTCCAGGATAACGTGCGACAAATGGACCAGCAACGTTTGCGTTGTCTCCACTTAAATAACTATATTCGTAAGCATCTTCATTTTTTATTTGAATTGTGGAAGATGTATTTGCATCGGCATTATATGCAGTTGTTCCAACAGAACGAACAATTTTTAAATTGTTTCCATATGCTAAGAAACTTGCTGCTGTGTAGTATGAAGTATACGTATTTACATCAGGCTTTGTAAAAATCTGATACATATTTGATTCTGATGATACTTGAATTCTTTTATCAACTGGACCCCAATTAAATGATCCTGCGAACGCACCGGCAGTAGTAAGCACTGAAGGAATGACCGTCGTCAAATCAACTTCCGAAACATTTACTCCTGGAGATATTGAAAATGCCATTTTTGTCTCCTTAAATTATTTTTTTTATATTTATTTTTGCAAATAATCATTTATTCATAATCTTATTTATCGATAATGATATTTACATGTTTTTCAGAGTATCTCTGATAAAATTCATATAAGGTACAGAACTATCTGCTTTTTCCCATACATCTCCGTCAAATATATCAAAAGAATTTTCTAATCCTGTTTCTATTATTGGCTCAGGTAACATCTCATCGTCTACCTGATTCATATTTTCAAGTTGAATTTGTTTTCGAATATCATGATTTACAATTTCTCTAAAGTATTTCTGTGTTGTTGCCCAAGCGAAAATAACCAGGGTCATTACAATGTCATCATTTGCATCTTCTTCTGCTGCAAACGAAGTTTTATTTGCAACGAATGTTGTTAACTCAGAAATGGTATCAAAGTCTTGTACTATTAATTTATTACCTTCAATTAAAGTTTTCAGATTTGAACAACCAATTCTTTTAACAGCGGGTGACATTTTCACGCCCATCTGAACACCACGACCGAAACCTGAACACAATTGTTGAGGTTTCTTATTACCCGTCATCACTTTAAATAGATTTTCATACTCTAAGTCTTGATGAATAATATCTGCAACTTGAGGATTGTTATTGACTTCTATTAGTATATAAGCATCATTGTAATATTTCGCTGCATTGTAAATAACAGTTGGAAATAGTATAGGTGATATCGATGAACTATGATAAACTGCAACTTGTCTGTATGGTGTTGTTGATATATCTATAACAGAGAATGCTGATGAGTCCATATTTCTACCTTCGGAAACATCGACACAAATTAAGTATAGATGTTCTTTAGTTTTATCATCATCGCCTTTAACTGGCTTTTCATAAACAGTCATTTTGTCATGGTCTGCAATTGGTTGCGCGTATACCAATTGTTGAAGTTTTGTACCAGAAATTAATGTATTTGTTGAACCCAGAAACTCGGTATTGTGTGATATAATACCATTCGAAAAGTATGTTGAGTGCTTGTTTACTCCTACAGGATCAAAAACTTCAAATTTGCCTAAAATATAACTAATATTTTTTATTATTTTATTTGATAATGTATTTTCTTTCGTTATATCTTTTGCTTTTTTGAAACCCTGATTCGTTAGAAATGCATGATTGCCTGAGCATTTAATGAAACTATCATCATCAAATGTAAACGTATACAGAGAGTCTACTATTTTCTTTTGTACACCCTTAAATTCTTCATAACCAGTTGGTGTATTAATTAAAAATCTGTTATTATTTTTTTTAAACATATTTTTTTAAAATCCTGATTATATTTTGTTCTGTAACGTTATATAAACATGCATATTCTTTACAAAAAGCTCTATCATAAGTTAAAATTTTACCATTTCGCATAACTTTGCCTATGTTGAGACTATTAATAATTTTTTTATTTTTGAAATCTTGTACTATTTTTTCAATATCACAATCTTTAATCTTAGCAGTTTTTTTGGATCCTTCTGCCTTTCTTTGTCTGCCTTCGTCTGTAAGATTTAATTTATATCCTTTAATACCTTTGTTCCACGGTACCGTACCTTTTTTTACTCCTCCGATACCAGGTCTTTTAACTCCTTTTTGTATCATTGACAAATGTTCTGGAGATAAAGACATTCTTTTAGCAATCATTACACATGCACCATAATCATTATTATTGTAGTGGATATTGTAATGTTCTTCTATGGATACGCATTTTAAATTTTCCAAATTATTATTTTCTCTATTGCCATCTATATGATGTATTTCATATGATCTACCGTTTTCATCTTTTGGTATTTTTCCATACGCTTTTTCCCAAATTTTTCTATATGAATACGATGACATACTTTTCTCCAGTTTTTATTATTATTATATTTATAAAACCAAAGAATTACGTTTCAAACTAAAAAATCATAAAAGTCAACAATACGAATTTTACTATATTCTTTAGTTTCTTTATCATAAATTTCAATTAAAGTATCGCCGTCAACACATTCAAACTCTTGTCTAAACTGATGTTCTGATGTATTCTTAATCGTTTCTTCTTTCCACGTTTCATCTCGACCTGGTACCATTGACCAATGAATTTCAAATGGCACATAATTATTTCTTTTATTGAGAGCATCTGTCCATATCTTATAAAACAGATTCATACCGTTTGGTGTAGAAACAATAATAATTTTTGTTTTTGTACCAGCAGTAATAACAGGATAAACTGATGTAAAGAAATCGTTTGCAATATTTGCTGGAACGAAAGCGAACTCATCAAGAAAAACAATGTTAAATGATCCTGATCGTGCTGCTGATGAAGAAGTTGAAGAAGCAGTTATTTTTGAACCATTTTCAAGTTCAACATAACTTTTATTCCAAGTAATAACACCTTGTTGTAACCATATAGGTAAATTTTCATATGCAAGTTGATATTTGCCCAAAATGTCTCTAGCTGTTTGACCCCTATTAGCAAGAATAGCTATATTTTGTGAATCTTGAAATAGTGATGCCCAAAGTAAATATGCTACTGTTGTTGTGGTTTTACCTACTTGTCGAGGACATTTCGTAATGACAAATCTATTCTTATGGAAAGTCTTTATCATTTCTTCTTGGAAATCATAAAGACTAAATGGAACAAGACCATCATCAAGTGTAATAATTTTTATATATTTTGCAAAGTAAATTGGATCTTTAGAACATTTAATATATTCTTGTATTTGTTCTTCCGTGTATTGAATATCAACGCCCACTCTTTTGAGTAAAGGCGAATCACGATAAGTTGTTTTGTTATTTGTCATTTTTCATATAAAATTCGATGTGCTTCTGCGTGTTCTTCTATTGTTAATTCTATTATATTTGAAAGATCGTCTGTTCCTCCGGCATGTTTTGGAACTATGTGATGTTTGTGATAAATAGTCA